TTAGCGCCTTGGTTGATTACGGTGTTATAAACGACAGACATTTCACTCCTCGGCCACTTCAGATTGAGTAGGCGCAATCATAGCGCTTCCACACTTAGAACAATGCGACATTGCTTTTGGCATCGGCAACCCACAACCTGGACAGAAGTTTGCGAGTGCACCAAAGTAAGATGAAATGCTGGCTCTGCCAAGTAAATCAGAGAAAGCCTGAACCATTGCATCGATGCGATCAGGCGACTTTGCATCTTGCGGTGTCCATATTGTCATCTGATCCTCGAGCAAGGGGAACTCACCAATGTGGTGAATACGGCCTTGCTCATACATTGCGGCAACTGGTTCTGCACGCAGACGCTTTCCAACATGGGCGCGGATTTCACGGATTGGTAAGCCCAGGCGCACCTGCTTTAACACAGCGCTAACCATGTCGCCGCCTTGGTTAACTTCAACCAAAATGCTGTCGGCTTTCCATTCATCAAATACGGCCACGGCTTTGCTGGCCCAATCAAGCGGTGATCCACGGAACGAGTAATCGCCGAGAACATAACCGTGACCGTTGGCATCCGATCCGCACACAAGAATTCCAGTTTCATCGCTTTCGTTGGTGTTTGTAACCGCAGGGTCGATTGAAACAATGATGCGAGATAAAGGTGGGGCTTTGGGAAGGCGAGCGCGTTCAATCAGGCCCTTGGTCCAAAGAGCGCCTTCGACATCCTCGAGGATTTCTCCGTACAACTCCTGGCGGCCCAGGCGTGTGCCGTTGTATCGGGCCTGGAGTTCCAACAAGGCTGCTGGGGCAAGGTTGGCTGCGTTATCAAAGGTTGAGCCGCGTGTGACCACCACAGAGCCGTCTGTGCGGCCCGCTAAGGCCCGAATGAGGGGAGTTGGCTTGGGGGTGGTGGTAACGATAACCCTGGGGTGTTCGCCCAGGCGTAGCCCAAACTGCAACTGGTCCCAAGAATCGGAATATCGGTAAGAAGCCAACTCATCGCACCAGGCTCCGTGGTGTTGCGGGCCTCGGAAGCGCTCGGGTTCATCGGCCGAGAAAAGTTTAATTCGTGAACCGTTGTTGAGAATGATCTCGCCGTTGTTGCGGTTCCAAGTCTTGAGCATTCGGTATCTGCGCAGAACGCCTAGAATCCCTGATTGGCCCTCAGCGCAGGTATCTCGAGCATCACCGAAGGTCGGGGCTACTATCGCCCAGCGCGTCATCGGGTTTTGAATCGCCTCCCACGCCAACCACTCCGCTGCCGTTCTCGTCTTGCCCGCTCCGCGCCCCGCCATGTAAAGCCAAGTCTTCCAACTCCCCTGCGGTGGCAGTTGTTCCGATCTCGCCTGTTCCACTTTCCACTTCCAGCGGCTCGCTGCTATCCACTCCTCGGAGGATATTGACGATGCGTTCAATGTCTCCGTCAATGTCTCTAGTTCCGTCATAATTCACCACCTCTGCTTGGATTCGCTGTGGAGCATCTATCCCCACCAATCTTGCCCTTCTTTCCATCAAACGCACAATCGTACCGATAGCACGATCATCACCTTTCATAGCCCTGGGCCACAAAGCAACCTGCATTCGATCCAAACGGTCTAACTCTTGCCAGCGAAACTCCTCGGGCGCTTGAGGAACATTGCGCGTCATAATTCTTTCCAGCGCTCGCTGCGCACCTGACGGTGTTGCGTACCCGACCTCTTCGGCTATCCGTTGAAAAGTAAAACCCGCCCTGCGTAGTTCCAGGACCTTGAGTTCTTTGGCTTCTCGTTCAGCAGCCTTCTCCTCGGCTGTCTGTTCGGGTGCTTGAATTACCTCGACTGTAATCTTTTGCTCGGCTTCCTCCATCTTTTGCTCAATTTCCAGGCAAAAGTTCTGCTTTGCCACCTGTAACTCGTTCGTAGCGAGCAATGATTACATCGCAATACTTCGGGTCAATTTCCATCACCCTGGCACGCCGTCTTGTCTGTTCCGCAGCAATCAGGGTTGAACCACTCCCCGCAAATGGGTCAAGCACCAGGTCATTGGCTCTTGATGAGTTGTTGATGGCGCGTGTAATTAATTCAATTGGCTTCATCGTTGGGTGTTCCTTGTTTGACCGAGGCCGAGGAACTTCCCACACGGAGTCCTGTTTGCGATCAGGTGGTTCTTGATGCGCGGCCCCAGGGGTCCAACCGTAGAAAATGCTCTCGTGGCGGTAGTGATAGTCGGCCCTGCCCATAACCAAGGCATCCTTTACCCACACGAGCGTGTGTCGCCAAACTTGTAATTCGCTGAGCGGGATGCTGAAGGCTTGGAACAAGTTACCCGAGGGTGCAGCCACATACCAACAAGCGCCAGGCTTGGTAAAAGTAACCATGGAATTGAATGATTGACGCAAGAATTCCTCAAGCGCTCCGATGTCCAAGTTATCGTTCTCGATGGTCATTCCTCCTTGGCCGACATAAGACACGCCATACGGTGGGTCGGTCCAAACTAGATCAACTTGGTCATTGCCCAACAAGCGTTCATAAGCGCCAACTTCGGTTGCATCGCCGCAAAATAATAAATGCTCTCCCAACTTCCAAAGGTCGCCGTGTTTGACCTTGGGTTCAGGCTCAGCGGGTATTTCATCCTCGTCGAGCGGCTCAGGCTCAATTACCTGTGGCATCTCGAAACCAAGTGCTTCAATATCAAAGTCTGCATCGTGCAATTCCAAAAGTTGCTGTGCCAGGACTGCTTCATCCCATTCCGCCAATTCAGCGGTGCGGTTGTCTGCCAAAGCATAAGCGCGTGCCGTATCAAGATCCCAATCAACTGGGGTGACAGTTACAGCGATGTGATCCCAACCGAGGCTTTTGGCCGCTTCAAGCGTTCCGTTGCCCGCAAGCACCAAGCCATCGCCTGTGATTACAATTGGTTTGCGCTGGCCAAACTTTGTAAGGCTTGCTTTGATCGCATCCAGGTTCTTTTGGGAATGTAGGCGTGCGTTACCAGGGTCCAGTTGTAAATCTGCAATCAGCCTTCTCGTTACTTCCATCGCTCGCCTTCTTACTTAGTTAAATTAATCCTTGCGTCAAGTAAATCATCAATGCTACTCAGCAACAATTCTTTCTTTTGATGTGATAAACGATTGCCGTACCGATCTACAAGCATCTCTCTAATGTTGCGCAGCGCTTCGTCAATCTCCGCAACTGTTACTTCTCCTTCAATAACAATCATGGTGGCGATACTACTATTCGATAGACCCTTTTCGTTTGACCGCGAGCGCGACCACATCCTGTTCAAGATAATAGACATTGCGGCCCACTTTCTGCACCCACACGAGTTGCTTTCGATGTTGTAACTGCCTGAGGTTGTTCATTGTAATATTCAATCGAGTGGCAACCTCCTGGGCAGAGATCAACCCTTCGCTTACCATCCAGGTGCTTCCGCTCTGCTAACTTGAGCCTGACCGCGAGATGCAGAAGTGCGCATAATCTTGGGAACGATACCAATGTCAGTCGCGTTGATTTCCAAAGCCGTTTTATCAACACCATCACGCCCCTTAAATGTAGATTGTTTCATGCTGCCCTGGACAAGAACGGTGTCGCCCTTCTTTAGCGCATCGACATAAATTTCGCCTTTGTCGCCCCAGGTTGTGATGCGGAACCAAATCGTCTCGCCCTCTACCCATTCATCGCCTTTGCGTTCTCTTGGCGTGTGCGCAAGTGAAAAGGTTACAAGCGCCGCATCTCCACGCGCTGTTTTTACATATTTCAATTCAGGATCAGACCCCAAGTTGCCTTTGATTGTTACTGGAATGCTCATATTGTTCCTCCCTCTAGGACTGTAATCTTACCGTCATTTTGTAATAAAACAATGCGGCCGTCAGGTAAATGCATCGGCGTGTTTTCAGGGTCGGCCCAAGAGCCAACCATCCACCCCTTGTCGGCTGCGTAAGCAGGGCGCAAATGGATCGACTCGGTTCCAAGATTGTGGCATTCGTGGTGGACATAAATTAAGTTGCTGGCGGAGTCTTTGCCGCCCCTGGACTTTAACTTGCGATGGTGCAGGGCCATAGACTCAGAAGCGGGTCGGCCACAGGTTTCGCAGTAGCCGCCCGCTCTCTGAATAACAAGATTGACCAGGCTTTGCTTAATCGTCATCCTCGTCATCCCACTCGGTGGGATCAACGGTTGGATGATCAACTCGCAAAGGAAGGCCAAATGGAGAGTCCATGCTCATCAATACCAACCTCCTCTTAAATCGGGTCCTGCTTTGCGTTTCCAAAACTCCCAGGCTTGGCAAGGGGTCTCGTAACGCTTGTAAATGTATCGAAGCCCCGCGTCAATTTGCACCTGCGGGTCTTTAGGCCGCAAAGGATACTTGTAATTCAACCAGGTGGAGTCGAGAAATTGTGGAATGCCAAAGGCCGATGAATGCGGGTTTCTGGCTTTGTGGTTCCAGCCGCTTTCTTTATGCCACAGCAGATCTAAACAGGCAAACTCACGCTTGGCATTGAGCCACCTCGACTCAACTTTCATCAGCGCATAAGACTTGGGCGACATCTGTTTTACCTTCTGTGCCTGGCTTAAATGCGGCGCTTGCGCTTCTGCGGAGGTTGCTGCAAGGAGTCCAACCGCTAACGCGGCTGCTAAGAGGACTCGCTTCGGGGTCTTAACCGCTTACTCGATCCGCCCCTTTCGGCAGACTTCGCACAGTTTTTCACCATAGTGCCACGCACCATACGCGCAGCGATTGATCATTTCATCCATTTTCAGTTCCTCTCGGTTCGGGAATGGAGCGGTTTATTTTACCTTGAGCGCCTTGGAAAGGGGTCCTTCAAACACCTTCGCGTGTCCTCTTCCATTTGGCTCAACCAGGACTATCTCACGCTGCCACTTGGCAAAGCCAAAGTCCGTGAAGCGATCGTAAGTATGAACTGCGTCAACGGCGTTGTCGAAGCGGCGGCTCCAAGTTACAGCCCCATCCTCAACCACCTGGATCATGTATTCGTAGATTTCAGTCATAATGCCTCTCCTCTTTGTAATTAATTGTGTGTTCGCACTTTTCGCACTTCACATCGTTGTCGATATTGCCCCAGTCATCTGTTGAAAGAGTCTCCTCCCACACCGCATCGCAGGTTTTGCCTTCATCCGAACAAGACTCGCAGCGCTCGGCGCATACAATTTCTCGGTCCACCTCCTCCGAATAAATGCCCGACCCCATCATGCTAAAGCCTGGACTCATTTGCCCACCACCCGATCAATCATGGCGCTGCAAGAGCCGTAGCCCATTGCGTTGCCGTGTTCGGCCCCCACATAACAAAGATCGCGTGTTGCGTAACTAATTAACAAGCCCAGCACAACCGCTGGAATTACTACAAACGCCACAAACCTGCGGCGGCGATAAACTGGTGCGTTATTCATAATTCATCCTTTGCCCTCGCAACGACCACCGATTTGACGGCCGCTTGTAACCCATAGATTGCCATGGCATCGGCCACTTGTAGCCACACCGCCTCGCGCATTAGTGCATTTTTGTGAGATTTACTGAGCGGGCGCTCAGGGCGCTCCACCCCAATTTCGCCCTCATAGTTGATCTCCATCTCGACTTTGAACTTATGCATCAGGACCTCCAGGTTTGTGTTTCATAGTTTGTGAGAATCAGGTGGCAATTAAATGCCCGATCCCAAACCGTCTGCGTTTCGCAGTTTTGGGTGGTCAAATATGCGCGGCAAAGAAGGACCGCCATGAAGTTGTCGACCCAGTAGGCGTAGCGCCAGTGAAGCATCGGGGCAGGTTCAAAGCGATTAATCTGCTCAATCCAATGGCCGCCCCAGGGCATCGAGGTGTGGACCATTTGCTCGAAGTCCTCCTCGATCATGTGCAGTTTTATCTCGCTCATTTATTTACCAGGCTTGCGTGTAAATCAGCGCAAGGAATGCAAACCCAGGTTAAGAATTGCTCTCCGTTGTCGTATTGATACCAACGACCCACCAGGGTTTTGGTTGTGCGCCCGCACATAGGACATTCATTCATTTGCAGCCTCCGCAGTAGTTAGTTACTCGTATTTCTTTCTTTCCAATCAGGTACTCACGCGCACAACCGTGACAGGTCACAATTATGACCTCGGTTTTCTTTCTTTTTAACATGCGCTCACCAGGCACAGTCCCAGGATGTGTCGGCTGGCGATCTCCGCCTTGGCCGCCGCTTTGGTTGGCGCATCCTCGATCACAAAGTTGTCGAACCAATCGGGGACCCAGGTTCCGTTGATCGGCTGGCATTCTGATCGGTGGTAAACATCCCAACCATCCTTGTGCTTCCAGTAAACAAGGTCGCAGCATCTTTTCATTTGGCCTCCTGTTGCTTCTCGCACCAACGACACATTCCAGCGCGTTTAATTTGAATTGGTGTGTGCGGTTCGGTCCCGCATTTAGGGCATCTCATTTATCGGCTCTTTTCTGAAATCAGGCTCTTGGCAAGAACGCGATACTCAGTCGCCTTCTTTTCTAATTTGATTGACTCTTGAATTGCGGTGTGTGCTTTCAACGCATCCAAAGCAGAGTCGTACTCGTAGTAATCATGATCCGTTCTGTAAAGACCGTTTGGCATTTGCCACACTCTTGTTCCGTGCATCGCGCAAATGAAGCGACCCGCTGTTTGTGTTGTTGACATTAGTTTGCCGCCCTCTCTGCGATCATCTTGCGTGCTGTTTGTAGATCTCTTGCGTTACCGATGTATCCGTAGAAATCCCACTCGAGGTGACCGATCTCTGTGCAGAGGCGCTCGCCTTCGTGATCAACCTCTTCAACGGTCCAAACATAAGTTGAACCTGAAACTTTGAAGTAGCGATTGTTAACTATTGCGTAGCGAGTGACATTAAAATCACCTTCGGAGCGAAGCGATGAATTCCACTTTGCTTTGCGGCTAAGTGTTACCTGTGTCATTTCTGTGCCTTTCGTCTTTGGGGGCTTTCGCCCTGTTGAGACATACATTAGAGGTTTCTAAAGAAATCTCCAGTTTATGTGGCACTTATTTTGACTATTTTTACGCGTGTTATCCTGTGAGTTTTATCCACAATCGGACAATTAGGACCGCCAAAGCCCAACTTCCAGGAATGGCGCGGTTCCGTAGACCTTCATGGCGTTGATTTCCGTTACCTGGCCGTCATCCAAATAAGCGATGGCAGTCATCGAATCAAGAACGGCGCGGATTAATTTATCAAGATCAGGTGCAACCGTTGGTGATAATCGTTTTACTGTTTTTGGTTTTGGCATTGAGAAAAGTAAATCTAATTTAACTGCACCAGGTTCAGGGGTGCATCCAGCGCGGCGTGCTTCAATCGCAACTGCCGATCGCCACACCGCTAACTCTGCTCCCTTGTTATGAACTACATGGCCGTTGAAAACTCTCATCGAACCTTGCGGAACAGGAAGCCCATCTACTCTGAAACTGATCACACCTCGATTGTAACCGCATCGTAGAGACATGACCATTTCTGTTGGCCTTGCGCGTCTACCATCGCAGCATCAATGAAACCTGCGTAGTCGGGTTCAGATAAAGACTTCACCAACCAACGATGATCGCCGATGATAATTGTGTCACCGCTCTGCACCAGGGTTGGCATAACGACTCGTGTACTCATTTCAACCTCCAAGTTGTAATGGTTACGAGAATTGTAAGGGTTACAAGAGAGTTCTGTCATCTTTTCAGAGGTTATTTCCGTAAAGATTTCATAAGTATTTCCCGCAAGTTTTCAGGAACTGGAACCGCCAAGGCTGCCTGTTCCTTGATCTCTTCCTGCCAACGCAAAGTTTCCAACCGTTCTTTTTCTGACTTAGCCCTGGACTCAACCAACTCTTTCTCGCGCCGTTCCTCGGGTGTTAAAACCCGAGGCGGCAAAGGTGAGTCGTTCCAGCGATGGGCGTTGAGCCAGGTGGCAGCGTGAGCCGTAAAAGATGGGTGACGGTTTGGGTCCTCTGCGTAACGAACAGCGCCAGCAATAATTACATCGGCCGACTCAATCTTGATCGCCTTCACCCACGCTTTTTGCGCAGCCGCTTTGCCCACCTTGATTGGGTAACTCTTCCAAAATAAATCAAACTCGGGTGTTTCATTGGATGGTTTATTAGGGTGGTTCATGGGGCGTGAAAGTCGCCCCGTAGGTGTCGCCAAAGTCGCCCCGTTGTCGGCTTCAATGTCGCCCCGCTCCTCGCGGGTAGACTCTATGTCGCCTCGTAATCTTTTAATATTAATCGTGTATCGGTGCGGTCTGCGATCCTCGCGGCAATTAACGCTGCCCCCAGCACCTTTCTCCATCCAAAGATAACCAGCCGCCACGAGGCTGTTTACGGCCCTCTGAACGGTCCTTATCGAGATGCTTGCCTTGGCCGCAATTGTTGCCTGGGAAGGCCAGGCCTCGGTTCCATCATCAGAGGCATGATCCGCTATCACCAGCAGCACCATCTTTTCTACGGTTGGCAAATCGGTCCGCCAACATTCCGACATTAATCGAATGCTCATAAGTCTCCCTCACTTCTTTGTAACTAATGCCGAACAATTGCAGCGCCTTCAGCGCTCGGTTTAACTGGATCGGATATTTTTCAGGGTCGCCCACTGATCGCCTTTCTAGGCTGGTCAAGCCGCCCCACACCCCAAAGTCCTCGTTGCCAAAAGCGTAGGCCAAGCATTCTCGTTGGATCGGGCAACGGCCGCAAATCGTGCGAACCGCGTTGATGTATTTGTAGGCGGATTGGTTTCTCTCCTCCTCCACCCGATAAAACAACTCGGTATAAGTGCCACGACATTCTGCATCCTCCCAATTTACCTGTTTGTACTCGGGCATCCCACCTCTCCAGTCGGGTCGTAGAAGTCGCAATACGCGGCGCAAAAGTTCAAGCGTTCGGTTGGTTCAGGTGCTGGGCCGTTCAAAGCAACAAGCGCTCTGAGATCATTCAGCCAGGCCAAACCTTCAAGCGCCAGGGCTTCATCGTAGGGTTCTACATGGGCGCGAATCTCGGTCATAATTCCATCGCGTGGGATCGCAACCAAGGCCACATTCTTTACTTCGTGGCCGTTTTGGGCCAAGAGATAACCATAAACCTGTACCTGCATTCGCTGCTGCAACTTGGGAAAGTAACGAAGTGATGTTTTCTTAGTGGTTTTCCAGTCCACGACCATGCCCAGGTCCTTAATAAATAAATCAACATGGCCCTTAAGGTTCCCAAAGGTTACCTCCTGCTCAATGATGAAGTTATCGCCGAATGGGTCCTCTCGCTTGATGGCCTCTGCAATACCTGAGTGAATGAAAGTTCCCAGGATTGAAGCCAAAGACTCTGTCTCGGAGTTGACCTTCGGGCTTTGCTTTAGGATGTGATAAACCTGGCGGCGGCAACCACCGATGGCTGACGGCCCAACTTCTACCTGTTGCGATCGGTCGCGTTGGGAATCAAAAGCCTCCAGCGATTTAATAAGCATTCCTTGTAAATCTATCATTTGAACAACCTCGCTAACAACGCCTCAATCCAGGCGATGAGGGTGCGCAGTTCTTTTATCTTGGCATCTAAGTCCGTGATAGTCACAGTTGAAGTGTCCACGCTTGCGGTTGCCGTTTCGGTTTTAATTGTGACTGTAGCGGTGTCAGATGTTGCAGTTGCTGTTTCAACCACAACAGGCGCAACGGAGATTATTCGTGGCGGTTCGTAGGGCGTGAAAGTCGTCACAATTGGATCGGGTGTGTTGTTATTTGTCACGGTCCAAGTTTGTGTTGGGATCTCCACCTTTACACCGACCCCAGGGTTGTTATTGCCAATTCCTGCATGGCCCAGTCCCTGCAAAACATAACGCTCGCCAGGCCCAAGTGTTAATTGCGAGTACAATGATCCCTCGCCGCAGGTTGAAGCATCACAAACTATCGCCCCACCTATCGCATTACCATTGGCATCGACCTTTACATAAACATCCGCAATTGCACTTGGCATCATCCCAAGCGCTAACAGCGCCGCCAAAACTGAACTAATCCTTTTCATTTTCGCCTTCTTCCTCGTTAGATTCAACTTGCTTCATAAACTCTTCAAACGCCGCTAGAACTTCCTGGGGCGTTTTGTAAGTGTTGCTGTTTTCAGCAATGCGCTCGGCCATTTTCCAGTCGTTTGGATCAATAGCCATTAACTTAAATCCATACTGCTTCTGACTGAAGCGCTCATGGATCGTGCGATTTCTACCTGGGTTTTTAACCTTTGCACATTTGCTCGGGCTGCTTTTACCTGGGCTTCCACGGTGGCGATCATAAAGTGTTGCTCTGCATTTTCTATAATTGCCATGTCCTCGCGCTCGCCTACCGTGTAATTCTTTCCAGTTGGCGATGACTTGCTGGCCAAAGAAATGCGGCTGCGTGCCATCGCAACTTCGTACTCAGCGGTCTTTTGATGAAACGCTTGTTCGGCTTGCACCAAGCCTTCGTGTCCTTCATCGACTTCTTTGGATAAAGCGTAAAGCCGCGCTTCAATCTGCTGTGGAGTCACCACTTGGTTCATCAACCGCCTCCTCATCTTGTACGGGTTCCTGTACCAGTTTTAATCCAGCGGTCTTTTGCCGCTCTTCCATTTCAATTACCTTCTTGGCATCGCTTGTCAGGTTAAATGGATCGGGAACCAACTGGAACCCAGCCTTATCCATCGCCTCGGCCAAGGTTTCAGCAAACATTCCATCTAACTCAGCGGCCACGGCCCTGATCCCTAACTTGTTCATGTGAACCGATACCACAAAGCCAGCGCTGGGCTGGAACTTCTTAGTTTTGTCGCTCATAACATCATTCCTTCCTCGACCGCTCTCCAAACAATGCAGTCATTGTTGTGTTGGTTTTTACGCGTTGTTCCCGTGTCTAAGATGTAGCCATCTTTGACCAGGCTGATGCGGGTTGGGCGCACCGTGTTACCTTCAATGCTCAGGGTTTTCTCAATCTCCTGATCGGTTGCCCCGCGCAAGCCCTGGCCCAGGATGTATTCATAAACCTTGCGGCGTAATGATCCAGTCCTGGGTAGGACCTTTTGCGCGGCTGCGATAGAGGTTCGTTGTGCGTTGCGTGCAATAACAACCTTATTTTCCATCAGGCACTTAACTCCGCAACGCGAGCATTTATTACATCTTTCAGGGTTGTTCCGTTTATTGGCGCATCAATAATCTCCGCGCTGCCAGTCCACAACTCGCGCAACTTATCCTTGTCGCTCATTGCCGCAACCGTCTGAATGGCTGCTTCGGCCAGTTTTAATTGATCATCGGTCCACGACAGTTTCTTGACCGCCGTTTTGCGTGGTTCGGCTTTGTAACGCTCGACCTTTTGCATCTCTTCTTGCGATGGGCGCTTGCCAACTGGTGCGCCAAGGCACAGGACCGAGTTACTAAGGCAACGGCCAATGCTGGAAGTTTCGCAGTTCTCGAGGGCTGAGGTTTTATTCACGAAGCCCGCGCCAACAATCTCCTCGGCAAAACCTGTGGAGTGCGGTGTTGGGTCTTTGGGATCTAGATACAAGAATGACTTGCAGATGAAGCGGCGCTCATCCTGGTAGACCAGGTCTGTAAGCAATCGTGCAGATGGGTACTTTTCATATAGTCGGCGCAGACGCGATTCGACCGTTTCGTAATCCTCAAGGCTGTATTTCTCTGCCATGGGGCCTTCCTTTCAGTTTGGGGGCTTTCGCCCTGGTGGGTTAAGGTTGGCACAAACCCCCAGGATTTGGAAGGACCCCTTGTTCGGGCGCGGCGGATTCATTACAGGCGGCATTACAGGCATAATTTCGGCAAGGAGGTCTCCCATGGCTTATTCACAAATCTCGATCCGACTAGGTGGCCTTGCCGTGGAATTGGGAACTGAAGCCCAATATCCCGACATGGTTTCCGATCTCACCAACCGTTGCTTAACCACATTCAAAGAAGCGATGGATAAAGCAAAAGAAAACGGCGTGGACATCGCTGACATGAGGTTGATCACCAGCGATTACGGTGATGATTATGAGGATGATTGATGTGCAAGGAATGTGGACAATGTTCTAAGGAACATTCTTACTCTGTTGATGACGCTGTGGATGCAGCCGAAGCCTCAATCTAGCCAAACTTTGTAAGCGGCTGTAACACGACCTTTTACTGGATCAATGAAGTGAAGGCGTTGCGATGGAGTTGCGCTGGCTGCAAGCATCACACCTGCATAACGATTGTCGGACTCCGTTGAGCCTGTTTGATAAACCGCTCCGAGTCCGTTGGCCATAGACCACTCTGCGTGCGTGTGATAGTGACCGATGTAAACATCACGGAACTCCCAGGGATAAGAACCCGAACGCCATTTATTTGCGTGTTGAACGATTGCACCAGGGGAAGCAAATCCGTTGCGGCCTACTTCATCTCCGTGAATTAAGAGCGCTCGGTAGTTACCGATCTCGATGCGTTGAATATCCTCAGGGCAGTCCTGCCAAACCAGGCGCTTTTCGCCTTGCAGTAATTGATGGGCCAACTCGTAGCACATTCGGTCAAAGTTATCCGACCGTGGAACATTGTCGCGCTTTGATCCAATGCGACCGTGATTTCCCCACTCGGGAACCACCGTTACCTTTTCATAGTTGGCCAGGGCAAAACGAACAACATCAACGCAAAGGCGTGAAACATTAACATATTGCTCAAACAAGGTGCTGTCGATCTCGAATGCTTGGCTTGGAAAGTTAAACAGGCCTTCAACCATGTCGCCACCAAAGGCAATGGTTACTTCTTTTACAGGGTGATCGGCGCGTTGAATGTCGGTGATTCTTACCGCTTTCTCGGCGAATTCCATCACTCGTCTGCGCATGACCTGTGAGTTATAACTGGAGGTGCGTTTTGCGCCTTGCCAATCCGTCATGTGCCACAGGGCCACCTCACCTTTGGCCTTGCGTTTATCAATAGCAACTGTTGGAACTGGCGTTATCTTTCCAAAGGTAAGCATTGCATCGTATGCTGCTTGGCGAGTAGCAAATACCAAGTCTTCATTGCGTTCTTTGGATTGTTTCAGTTGCTTCTGCAAGCGAAGCATCGCCTGGCGCAGTTCTTTCACATCGTTGGACTCAACGCCCTCAGGCATCTCATCAAATTGATTTTTAAGACTCATCAAGAGCAATCCGTTTCCCTAGTTCTGAATAGCCCGCTTTGTCCTGCCAAGAATCCTCGTGTGTTGGATTAATTGCGCAACGGATCGTTTTAAGGAAGTCCATCATCAGAGCCACTTGATACGGTGGAATATCCTCAATGTTTAGAATTGCGCCCCAGCCTCGGCCAATGGCTGTGAAGTTATCAACAGCCTGGCCATACATTCGACCGCGTTCTTTTAACAGCGCATCTATTCCTTCGGACATCTGCAAGTGCCGTTTCTATGAAGTCGGATCGTGTCAGAACTGCACTTATGTCCATCTGCACGCAAGGCTTGGACTATTAGATTTGTCGGGTAGTTCTTTGCCCACGCATTATCAAGTGCCTTTTGATCCTCTTTGCTCAGTTTGTTATACAAGTCTTGATACGCACAATATTCTGAGCCGCGCCGAATTTGTCGCTTCGACAAGATTTCAATGAATTTGTCATTAAGCATGATGCCTCCTCGAGCCTAAAGGGTACCTTAACAGTTATGAAAGAGAAAGCACCCGACCTCGAGAGAAAGTCGGGTGCAATTCGCTGCGGTTACTTGATTTTCTTTTTGGACTTCTTAGCAAGCGCCTTGATCTCAACATCAACCGCGTTGGCAATAAAGCCAAACGCTGGGTCCTTTGGATTGATAGCGCGGATCGCTGGGCCAGCAACTGCGGCTAAGCCAGCAATCAAGATGGCTTTCAGATCGGTTTCCCCTGTTGAGTAGACGGCGATGGCCGCAACCACGAAGGATCGTGCGTATGACTCAAGTGCTGCTTTTAACTTTGCGTTCATTTGGTCTCCTTGAACTTTGGTTTACCGAAGCCCACAATTGCTACAGGCTGCGATTTGACTAACTTGCTTCCGTTCTTTTTCTTGTAAGCGCGAACCTTTAGGCAGCATTCGCCACCGTTTCTTTGGTTGCCCTTCTTGTCGGGACTGGTATTGCCCTCAACACAGGTGATTGTTCCGTTGCCGTTGTCTTTAACAACGATGCCCACATGGGAAATGCGGTCAATCCCATCTCCTGGAAAGTCAAAGAAAACGATGTCGCCAGGTAGCGGTGTCGCTTCCTCGGCTGCTTGCCATTGACCTTTATCCAAGAATGCCTTGGCCCCCGCTTGAGTTGATACGCAGTTCGGGATCTTGAGCGCGACTTGGTTTGCGCACCACATTACAAACGATCCGCACCAGGGCAGAAAGTTAGCCTTTGTGAATGCGCCATACTTAGTTTCGTTATCTTTTGGTCCTTCGATCGTTCCCACTTCTTTAAGTGCAACCGCCACTAACTCATCGCGTTGGCTCATCGACTTCACCCTCCTTCGGCTTTGGTTTAGATTTTAACCCATTTGCACTCAGGATGCCTGAAAGCGTGCCAGTCAGAAAGACGCAAAGTGTCGAGACAAGATCAATGAAAGCGGCATCGTTTGGGGCTTGCGACATGGGTTGGGTCACAAATACCAGAGCGTAAAGCATGGCAAAGACCGATCCTGCAAATACCAACGCAAGTAGAATCCCAATAGTAACTATTAGGCGAGCGTGCAGTTCCTCGGGTGTGAGTCGTTTTCTACTCATTTGTGTCCACATTCGGTAGTAGGTCCTTAGTGCATTGTCCGACCGCTTCGCATTGCGGCGGGTTGCATTCCGCTTTAGCCCAGTTCTCATATTCCTGGCAAGGATAACGCGTGTAGCCTTGATACCCGCAACTTGTCAGGCTAAGCGCGATTAACCAACAAGCGATAAATTTCATCTACGCGGTTCTCCAGCCGTTTGATTGTTTCGCCTTGTCTGTTTTGCTCATCCCGAAGGCTTGCCCCGCCGTTAGGTTTCAACTCGGATAGATAGTGCTTCACTAAGAAGCGCACCGCAATTGCCAAAGAGCCCAAAAGGGTTGAGACGGCAACGCAAATGCCAAGCCATTCATTAGGTGTCATGTTGTAATGATAACTTATGCTAAGAAATACATGCCTGTAAAATAAAAGAAATCGGCTGTCTGTAATGTGTGCGGACTGTTGTGATCCATACGCGCCATCGTGCCATTTGACTGAGGATAGTAAAGTTCGGCGGTCAAGTTAGCGGCATCAAAATCCATGTAAAGCAGATAATGATCTCCGCTTGCGACATGGTGCAAACCGCCAGTTACTAGATTGTTTATGTTGGGCTGCAAACCTGTGGGTAAAGTGAGCGAATAATTACCTGTCCCAAAGTTTGTCACGGTTGTGCAGTTGACCCTGATCGTAAAGAAAACCATCTTGCCAACCCTGGAATAAAACCCTGTGGCTGGCGTGCCTGTGTAAGCCAGTCCTGTGCCTGTCCAGGTGGATGTAAAAGCAATTTTAGGAACGCCAAGATAATCATCAGCAAAGACAACCCACTCGGTTCCGTTCCAATACTTCATTTGATCGGGCGTGTTATCAAAGATGATGTCGCCAGTTCTTGGATAGGTCGGCTCATTTGAAACATCGGGCGCGGTAAAACGCACCGCAGTTTCCAATTTGCGAAGTCGGCTGTCAAGATCGGCAAACATCTGCTGCAAGGCTGGGGGTTGATTTATGTATGCCATTACGCTTCTCCTGAACCCTGGGTCAATGTAAGCGTAGCGCGTTCAGGTCCATCCTCACCAGGCTGCACAGAAACACCTACGATGCGATAAATCTCATCCAATCCTTCGGGGAAGCGATTGTCTTGAATCAAGATACGAGCGTCATCGCCTACTTTATAGGAACCAAACTCGGGAATAACAAACGGTGGCACAACTATTTTGAGAGTTGTTGGTGGATAAGACACGGCAATCACTTGGGCTGTTGCCAACTCATTCAGCACCGTTTGGTCGGTAATGTCGGAGTAGTTGGCTTGATCCTCAAGCAGCGCCCAACCATCCGTGAGGAAGGCTGCGTTTTGCGCAGTTGAAATTAACTTACCTTCATTAGAACCAGCGCCTAAAGCGTATATTGTGTTTGCAGCGATTGATCCATCCTCGGGATACTCATATTCAACAACATTGCCCGCAGGGAACTGAAAGACAAGAGCCTGGGAATTATTGGCGCTGTAAGGAGTTCCGCTTCTTGGAAAGTAAGTGTTAAAAGCCTTAGTTGGAAGGCCAGTCACATTGTCATATTCAATGTAAATGTCAAAATCAAATCCATCATCTTGACGCGATAAATCTTGGACAGCATTAAAAACAGTTTTAAGTTCGTAGTTATAGTAAACGCGATCAATTAAAACGCCTGAGGTAGTTTGCCCTGCGGTGTTGTAAAGAATTCCAATGTCACCATAAGGAGCGTCTTGGGCATCCTCAATCAAAGTCTTGGCAATCACCAACTGGTCGATGTTTGAGAAGTCCACCGTTTGCGTAATGCGGCGGCGTTCAAAATATGAAATCCACTCGCGGGCTGTAAAGGTCAGGTTTTGCTCTGTGCTGTTATAGGTTCGGCCCCAAATAACTCCGCCCCAAACAAGCACACCGTTGCGGTCGACATAAATGCCGCACTTGCCAGGAATCGTGGAGGCATCGATGTTAAAGGCGGCTGCATCAACACCTGAAAGTAAAAGATGGCCTGTAAAAGTTCCAGCCTGGTTTAACTGCTGTGTGAAAGCCACCCCTGTTAAAGGCAACTCGGCGATGATTGTGTTGGTCGGAAGGTCTACAAAGAGGTACCGGTAAGTGGTAGTTGGCATGATGCCTTACTCACTTACAGGGAATTCTACCCATTCTTGATCTTCTTCATTCCAAGAGTATAACTTGCCGTCTGTTGGCTGAGGTACTGGCGCTTTCCACAAATAAGTATCTTCATCCAATGTCCAAGAGAGATATGGTCGAGGAGAGTGAAATCCTACGCCGTCAAATAACATACCAACGCCGGCATAATTTTTATGCAATGGTTCTCCGCCTAGTTTATGTTCTCCTCCATAAGTATTGTACGAAGTTTGAACCCAAGTACCGCCAAGATTTTTCTCACACCATTCTTTATCTTCGGCAACAATAACGCGTGCTACAACTCCGTCAATTACTTCTGCAAAATGAGCCATTATTCTTTCTCCTTTTCACCATAAAGCGTAACGGCATTAAGTAATTTAACTTCTCGTTTTGTCACTATGCCACCTTTTTCATCTAGTTGTGATTTAGCAATTGTCTCATCATCAGCAATAATGTGAACCAACATGACTACTTCGTAACTATAACATTGCGTGATCTTTTCTTTTTTCATTAGCCTTCTCCTTTATCTTGCGTAACGAATTACGATTACACCTGAACCGCCATTTACTGCTTCTCCGCCACCACCACCGCTATTGAGCCAACCATTCACTCCTGCCGTTCCACCACCACCCAAACCGGCAGTAGCAGTTCCGGCAGTATCAAAAGCAATACCACCTCCAGCATAATATCCGTCTTTTCCCGTTCCTGTTCTTGACGCCATAATACTCGCTACGCCAATACCACCATTACCTGCGTAATAATTTGGATTTGAGTCATTTGCAGATCTACTTTGGCCAGCAGCACCCGCTCCACCACCGCCACCGGTAGCAAGTGCGAGACCGCTAGCAGAAGCACTACCGCCACCGAAACCTTCTCCCGCGGTGCCTGAACCGCCTGTACCAGAAGAGTCTCCGCCACCATAGGCAGTCGCTCCGCCACCCGTACCGCCCGATCCTCCATTACCGCCGTCAGCAGGAACAGGGAAACCACCCGATGTTCCATTTCCGCCACCAGAAGTAGATACTGTGGTTATACCCGTTCCGGACAAACTACTAGAAGCGCCTTGCGCACCTCTGAAACGACCTCCATTATCAATAGAAGATCCCGCTCCACCAGCACCCACAGTGACCGTAAAATTAACACCGCTATTCATAGACAAACGACTTTCAGCAGAAGCACCACCACCGGACATTTCGCCAACTACTGAAGAGCGGTAACCACCTGCGCCACCGCCAGAACCAGCGTTATTACCGCCACCTCCACCGCCAGCGACCACGATGTATTCGACATTTGTTAGATTTTGTGATGGTGTGAAAGTACCAGAAGAAATAAATGAGTGATACCAATAATTTGCATCTACATAAATCAAGCCACCTGTTGCTTTAGGATTTCCGACTGCGCCCTCTGTATAAAAACTGCCCGAAGTTAAAAATGTGTGAATTGTATTTCCGCCCGAAGTGGTTACAGTTCCACCGTACGCTCTTTGCGTAGTTCCAGCATAGCGAGCAATAACGATTCCTGAACCACCACTACTTCCACCGCCGTCAGCAGCAAGAGAACCACCACCACCGCCTCCGCCCGTGTTTGAAGTACCCGGTTGTCCTTGACCGCCAGTAGTTAATTGACCGCCACCATTACCACCGCCACCAGCACCACCAGAGCCACCAGTATTGTAACTTCCGCCACCGCCACCGCCACTATAATTTACAGAAGAACCAGTGATTGATACCGCTACACCAGCACCGCCATTACCACCGTTACTATTTCCAGCATTTCCAGCAAAACCAGCACCACCGCCACCGCCAGCACCAAAATTAAATCCGCTACCGCCTGCACGACCTTGGTTGGTTGTACCTGTGCCGCCAGCCTGCGGCGTACTAAGATCACCGTAGCCACCACCACCAGAACCGCCGTTAGATCCGCCACCAGAGTATCCACCGCCACCGCCACCAGTAGAAGTTATTGTAGCGAAAATAGAGTCGCTGCCGTTTGATCCGCCAAATTGACCGGGACCACCTGCGCCAATAATTACCGCATAAGAAGTATTAAGATTGAGAGTAAGCGGAGATTCTAAAGTTCCACCACCGCCTGTCGCCGTTACAGTAGAGCGCAATCCGCCAGCGCCACCACCACCACCACCGCGAGAACCACGACCTGCACCACCGCCACCACCAGCAACAACAAGATAATCAACAACTAGCCCTAAATTTCCAGTTTTTGCAGAGTCAAGAATTCCAATAATAGGCATTATGAAATGTCTCCAAACACATACCAAAGATCAGTTCCTGCTTTGAGGCAAGTGGCTGCGCTATAACGCACTCTCAATTTAGGTGCAGCGGCGGTGGCGCCGGTTGATTGGATCGTAGTAGTTCCGCTTGTGACGGCTTGGATTGTGGTTTGCCCTGCGCCAATTTGTAGCACATTTATTTGTGTGCCAATTGGGAAAGCCACGGAAGCATTGGTTGGAATAGAAAATGTGTTAGCCGATGCATTGTCCATCGTGACTACTTGACCGTTGTTAGCAAGAACTGCCGTGTAGGAAGCGGTCTCTGCATCAAAAGCAAGATTAATTTTTGGATCAGTTAAGGTTTTATTAGTTAATGTTTGCGCTGTAGTTAGATCGGCCGTGACAGCGGTATTAATTGAAACTGTAACTGTTCCGCTTGTTCCTCCGCCGCTAAGACCAGTTCCAGCGGTTACACCTTCAATATCACCTGCGCCTTGGTAGCCTAAAGAGTTCCAGGCCGTTGATCCTGTGCCAATTTTGACTTTGTTAGTGTCTGTTTCATAACCCCACTCACCTGCGGCGAGCGTTGGATTAGTAGAAGTCCATTGAGATGCAGTTCCCCTGCGTACTTGGATTTGTGTTACAACTGCCATCAGGGAGTTCCTCCGTTTACGGTCTGCGTTGAAGTCGTTGTTGGATCGCCACCATTATAAGGGGCAATACTATCAAACACACCTGCATCTACTTCGGTAAGCGGTGGTGTCCCGATAGCGGCCCAGGCTGATCCTGTGTAAACTTTTAATCCTTCAGTTGTATTGTAATACAAATCTCCAGCCCTAAGAGTTGGTGTAGAAATGTCTGTTTCCGAGGCAGGAACATTTGTAGGCGTTAAGGCTAGACGGCTCATGCAATGTCACCCAACACTAGCCAGTTATTTTGGCTGATACAAATAGCGGTAGCCGTTGAATATTGAACGCGAGTCTTTGGGGTTGCGGCTGTGGCCCCAGTTGAAACCACCGTCACTCCTGCTCCGCCCTGAATCGTCACTTGCCCTGCGCCCAATTGAGTAAAGTTTATTTGTGCGCCTACGGGATAAGCCACGCTTGCAAATGGTGCAATCGTTGTGGTGATTGCGCTGGCATTGGTTTGTGTTACAAGTTTGCCGTTGTCGGCCAAGACTGTGGTGTAGGAAGTTCCAGTTTGCGCGTTGATACCAACATTGATTAATGGTGAAGTTAATGTAGGGGTGGTTAAAGTTTTATTTGTAAGTGTTTGCGCAGTTGTTAAATCCGCAGTTACGGCGGTGTCGATGGCCAAAGTTACAGATCCGCTAGAGCCTCCGCCTGAAAGACCTGTTCCTGCGTTGACTGCGCTGATGTCGCCCGACTCAGGAATGTTTGTAGTTACAAGAACACGCGTGTCGGTAATGTTTGCGTTTGTGATTGCCGTTGCGCCCGCACCAACAGCCACGGTTGCCAATGAGATCGAGTTGGCTGGAAGCGCTGGGGCAACAGGCGATCCCGCAGGGGTTCCCGCAACGACCTGAAGCACAACATTGTTGAGCGATCCTGTGTAGTACGCGTCATTTACAGTTGCGCAAACAAGGTCAATTCTTGGGTTGGTTGGGTTCGCGGTGTTTAAAGAAAGAACCGCGCTTGCATCGTTGTAAGTTACATAAGTTCCCATGTTGGCTTGCGTGGTTCCAACAATTGCGGCCCATCCTGAAGCAACAACAACAGAAAGACCAGGAGGAGTGTTTTGCGTGACAAGTAAAGAAGCGCTGTTGATGATACCTGTGGTGGCCCAAAGTGCCTGAGTTGTGAGGCGATCGTTTTCAGCAGGGTGAGAGCCGTTTTGCAACCAACTGGGCGGTGTTCTAACTGTCATTTATTCTCCTAAATGTAAGCCGATTGCCAAGTCACAGTTGCACCTGTCACACCCACAACTGTACTACCTGCGTTGCCTGTTAGGTAGAACAAGTTAGTACCTGGTTGTGCAGAGAACCATTGACCCGTAGCCAGCAAGTTTCGAGCGGGGTTTCCGTTCAAAGTTATTAGTTTATTGTATAAATCCACGGTCAGGAAGTCCGTGTTGGTTAGCGAACAAGTGAAGTTTAAAGCCAAGTTTTCGGTTTGGTTGCCCAGGATTGGGTTGATGATTGGGCCATTTAGCACGATGGTCGGATAGGTAGAAGTCCACCCGTTGTTTTCAATGTTGGTTGTAATTAATACCGATCCACCACCGTAGACAAGATTGTACACACGGTTGTATGTGCGGCCACCTGGTGGGGTGTAATTTAAAGTTGCGGTCTGAATGTTGGAGTCGTAATAACGAGGATCAGGGCAAAAGAAACTAACTTGTGCCACGATGTATCCGTAGGTGTAGTTGGGGTCTACAGAGGCGCTCAAGCCTCGTACGCGGGCGTTTATGACCTGTTCCCCAGCGGCATTCGACAAGATAAAGTAAAGGGGCGTAGTGCCGCTTGCCTGGGGTAAAAGGGCCAACTGAAGGGTGTTGAAATTAGCCTGAGCCGATCCAGTCCCATTACCAAGAACCTGAACCAACATGGTGATCATACGGCCGCCAAGGAAGTCGCGGCCCGAGAACATACCGTCTGCATAGCCTCGGTTGTCATCTTGGGAGCGGATGCCTGGCAAACCTTCCAAGCCATCAACACTTAAGATTTGGTATGGCGATCCAGTTCCGCCAAAGACTTGATTGTTAAATGAGAACGAATAATTGGCAATTACGGCTGGCATTATCTATCCCTTAACCCTGACATTAAAGAAAATGCGGTTGGCCCACTAGTCGCAGTTGAACTAGCCTTCGCAATACCAGCAAGAGTTGTTGTGTTAACCGTGACCGCGGCTCCATATTTCACAGCGCTTACAGTAGCAAGATGAACATCGGCTGGATCAACTTTGGTTGTGGTGAAGTTTTGCGTGATGTTAGTGTTTGTAGTTGTTCCTTTTGTGCCTGTTGCAGTTGTTGTAGTTGAACCCTTTGTTCCTGTTGCCGTTGTTGTTGAAGCAGCAGCCGTTGCAGCGTAGGCGGATTGCGCTGATTGCAGCGCGGCGGTGGCCGCAGCCACAGAAGCAAGTTGTTCTTTAAGTGCGGTCAACTTCTGTGCAGTTGTGTAGGCAATCTCATCAATGGCCTTTTGGTAGGCCACTTGCGCTTCTAATAAAGATTTCTGTAGAACCTTTTGCGCTTCGGCTAAGCCCTCATTAAGTTTCTTTTGCGCTTCCTCGCGGGCTTTCTGTAATATTGCAGCAGATTCGGCAAGAGAAGCCTCAAGGCGTGCTTTGGCTTCTGCAATTGCGGTTTGTAATTGTGTGGCCGCTTCAAGCATACGAGCATCGCGTTCAACCTTTGCTTCGCTCATGGCGCGTGCATACTCGGCGTTGGCTTCGGCCAGGGAAGTCATTAACTCACGATCAACTTCTGCCAAGGAGTTCTTAAGATCAATTGCCACCTGATCGTAAGCCTGGCGCAATTCTGCTGTGGCTAAGTTTGCTCCGTTGTTCATTGATTTAGCCAAAGTGTCCAGGCCTGTTTCTTGGATGCTCTCAAGATCCATAAAGGTGTTTTGAATTTCAGCCTGTTGTTCAGGGGATGCCTTTTTAAGTTCATCAACCATCTTGAGGCCAACTTCAGGACCTGCTTTTACAACTTGTTCAATAAAGGTTTGTGCGTAGCCTTGACCCGCAAGATAACCCGCAGCCTCTTGTAACTTCTTGGCATCGTCTAATTGCTTTTTCATTTGCTCTAGAAGTCCACCCGAAGTCTTACCCTTGAAGGCATCGGTCAAACTGAAACCTGTGCCTGAGGCAAAGGCGCTGCGCAAGCGATCAACAGACTGCTTGATGATTGACTCTTCTTTTTCAGCAGCCTTTACTCGCAAATCAGCGGACTTTGCAGCCGCCGCTTGTTTTAAATCTATAAGTTTTCTTTGAAGGGTTGCTTCAATGTCTGCTGTTTTCTTTGCATAATCTTTTGCGATGTCCACCATGGCCTGGGTGTGGACCTTTTGGGCATCAGCCACAGCCGCATCATAAGTTTTCTGCGCATCGGCTCGGCGCTCGCGGTCGGCTTCCTCGGCCTGGGAGATCGCTTCTCCATAGGCTGCGTGTAGGTCAGCAACCTTTTCTTGATATTTTTCATGCGCCTCAATTGATTTCTCAATGAAAGCCGTCTCAATCTCAAGCATCTTTTCGGCGCGTTCTTTGGCTTTGTCTGCTGCTTCTTTTGCTGCCGCTTCAACCTTAGGATCAACAACGCCTGGCTTACCTTTTCCACCTTTGGTTGCCTTTTCTACCTTTTGCGCATTCTTATCTGCCGCAGCACCCATCTTGTCTAAACCAGCAGAGAGATCCTTTGCTTTCTTTGATGCCGCGTTAGCAAAATCGCTAATGCCATCTAGACCTTTATTCATAATGTCCAGGCCAGCCTTGGCGTATTTGCCAACGCCTGGAAGTTTAGAAAGAACTAATAGCAAAGAACGCAATGGTCCCGTGACCACCTTCATGATCACTTCAAAGACCTGACCAACCATAGGAACTATTGCGGCAAAAGCATTTAGAGCAACTTTTCCAACTTGAATAACCGCTTTTCTAAATCCTTCGCTGGTATTCCACAACTTAACAAGGGCTGCAACTGCTAATCCAATACCAATAGCAATTGCTACAAATGGATTGATTGCCATGATGCCATTCAAGATTGCCTGTTGGATAGCCGCTCGCTTTACGACCAAAGTGTAAACACCGTAAGCAGCAGAAAGAACGCCAACCGTGATAGCAAAAGCCTTAACTTCCGTTTGGTTATTTTTAAAGAATTCACCAATTTTTGTAAGGACAGGTATAAGCAAATCTAATATTTTTAGCAATCCTTTAAAGGCTGGCATCAAAGCATCGCCAAGGGCAACCTTCGCATCCTCCATTTTGGCTTGCAGCGTTTTCATTGTGTTGGCGGTTCCGTCAGCGGTGCGAGCGTAGTCGCCTTGCGCAAGCGCCGTGTCTTTTAAGATCAATGAGTAAGCGGCCTGGGACTTGATAGCAACAGGCAAAGTTCCACTTGTTGTTTTAATCAGACCCATGCGCAGGGCTTCCTCTTTCAGACGAACTTCTGAAAGGGCAACGCCGAACCGCTTGAGAGGTTCTGTTTCACCTGAAAGACCTGAGCGTAAAGCGGTGATGGCTTGATCGATGGATGTGTTGTTAAACGAAGCCATGTCTGCGGCCAACTGAACAAGGCTGGTGGACATCTTTTGCGATTCGCCTTGGCCTAAACCAAACGCCTGGAATAAGTTACCGTAAGTTCCAGCCGCTTCTAAAGCAGCCTGGTTAGAAATACCTAAGTTCGCCGCAGCACTCTTACCAAACGCTTCAACCTCCGCAGCGCCTTCGCCAAATACAACTCGCACCTTTGATAAAGACTCTTGCATGTTGCTGGCAGCCATGATCGACTCTTTGGCAAACGCGGCAACTTGAGTCGCGGCAAAAGTAGTACCGAGTGCGGCACCAACCTTTTTCAGGTTGCCCACAAAGTTGCTCATGCCTGTGCTGGCTTTTTTTACATTGTCATCTACGCCTTTGATCGCGTTCTGTGCCTGGGCAAGACCCGCTTTTAACTGAGAAACATCTGCTTGTATCTGAATGAGGATTGGCGGGATTGTTGATGCCATCTATTAACTCCTCAAATACGATGAAAACGCGCCAATAAATGTCCTACTGAGTTTGCCTGATTGTTTCAGACTTTCAGCGGCAGGTACAAGATACGGATATTTTACTCCTGATTTCCATTCTGGAAGGCCCATTTCAACAGCGCGTGCATAAACCATGGAAGCGCCAACTTCTGCCACATACGAATTGCCAAAGCCGATCTTGGTTTGCGCGTAAATGGATCGGCGCAAGTTACCAGTCATAACATTGGGACCAGGACCTGTACCTGGAATGTGGCCTTGGCCTCGTGGGTGGGTTCCTGTGTTTGCGTTCTTTTTGGCTTGCCGTTCAACTTCGGCCGCCGCCATACCGATCGCAAAGCGTGCAGCGTTGTTTACATCGACTTCTGTTTTGCCAAGAGCGGCTAAGACTTTAGGCAGGTTTGTGAATTCAAATGTCAATCACGCACCTCGCTTTGCATCTTAGTCACAGTTGCTGCTATTCCCAACAACCAATCAGCGGTCCCTGCGGGTAGATCATCCACTTGCGCGGGTGTCCATCCAAAGCGATCGGCGAACTGAAAGTAGTACCACTCCTCATCGGGGTAATCTAAATCAGGTCGGCGCTCGCCACCCTCAAGCCACCACCTTAAGCGTTCGAGTTGTCGGTACCCGCTTTTGGGTCTTGCTCATTCTCGGTTGTATCGCCCAAAGAAGGGAACAGAAACTTCTGCGCATCCTTTGTAGCGTCAACCAAAGCATCGTAATCTTTCATTTCTAATTCATCGAGGTTGTCGATCTTAAGTGCGGGGATCAAGAGGTCAAGCGACCAATCCTCAATCAACATCGCAATCAACGCATCGCCTAGTGCTAAGGCTCGAGTTAAATCTCCGCCTTCAACATCTGCTGTTTTCAACACGCGCTTGCGATCTTTGACGCGTAAAGATTTAGGGTCCTTCAAAGTCACAGTTGCGCCTGAAGGTAGTGTTATCTTTTCTGACATTTTTGCCTCCTAATTGTTTGCCTTCCTAAATCATAACCTAAAGGGAGCAGGTGGGTGGGATGGCGGGAAGGCGGTCGCCATCAACCGATCCCACCTGCTCTTGGACTTAAGCGTAGGTTCCTGATGCTTTCGCGTTCTGTAGAACCCACTTGATTGGTGAGAAGCCGCCTGTTGATCCAGCGTCAGTTGTGTTTGCCTGGCCGTTTAGATCAATTGAGACTTGTACAAAGTCCTCGCCGCGTTCAATAACAGCGGCTGTGTAAGCGCCCTTAGAGATTGTGGCTTGGATTTGAACCGCACCCGCGCCTGTGCCATAGGCCCAGTTGAGAACGATTGCTGGTTGAGTGTTATTAAGGTAACGAGTTAGTTCTGTGTCATCCTCCATGATGAAGGTGATCTTGCCTGTTACTTCCAAAGGCCCCAAGAAAACCTGGTAAGGGTTCTGAATGTTGCTGATGCCATAAACAGGTGTGACTGATCGAGCCATGTCGATGTTGCCACTCATAGCGTCAGAAACTGTAGCGCCGCCGATAGAAACAGCACCGCGCCATACCACAGTTGGTAGAAGGGTGCTGAATGTTGGAGTTGGATCGGCGACTGCGCTTGATGCCCAGCCTGTTGTCTTTGTGTCATACTCAAGCATTCCGTCAGCGTTGAACTTCAATGAGAAGTCTGAGAACTGGCAGCCTGGATAAGAACGAACATCTGCTGCGTAGAAGTCAGTCAATGTGTATGAGATTGGCTGATCGTCTGCACCTGATGTGAGGCTGTTCTTTAGAGAAATTGTGTGTGTGAAAGGTGCGCTTACACCTGTTGTTGCCACGCTTCCAAGAAGCCCAGCAAGAGCGTATCCAACTGTGTCGGCAAATACTGCGCCGCCAAAGTCAAAAGTCGAGCGTGTGCGGCCCTGTAGATAAGCGTAGTTCACAACATTTGACCCACGAAGGCCTGTGTCGTAGAGCGGATCTACCACATCAACAGGCTTAATGTTGTCTTTTGCTACTGGGATAAAATCTGTAGGTGCAACGATCGTACCCTTGGTCACTTCTTTAGCGATACCCAGGTACGAGCGTACGGATTGCTGTACTGACATTATTCACTCTCCTTAGAGTCGTTGTCTGACGCGGCAGACTTGGTTGGGGCTGGTGTTGGAATTGCTGCTGGCTTCGCTGCTCCTGGTGCTAAGCAATCAGGATGAGTAAAGCCTTCGGGTGCGTCAAACTCGTCACCTGGTTTTACTGTGATCCCCAGCGATGGGAACACTCGTTCATCTGTTCCGTTGTATTTCAGTTTCATGTTGCTCCTTATGCTTGGATCATTTCAGTAACATCGAATTCTATCTCAGCAAACACTTCTGAAGCGCCCTCATTGGTAGTCGAGACTTCTCCGTAGCGTGCGTTGATGATCGGTTCGGCTCCTTGCCACACTAGATTACCCGTTGGGTCGCCAAAATTGTGGTCGGAACGCAGTCGCTCTTTGATGTTGTCGATTAGCACATCAAAGTCATCCATTACATCCTCGGCATTGCGATGCATCGAGTGGGTATAAACCTGCAAAATCAATGTGTAATCCACGCGCTTCCAGCCGTTGTGAGCGCCACCGATCGCCAGGCGTGTTTCGGTTTCTGCCGCAATGAAAATAACAACTGCCGAGCGGGTCAACTGACCAGGCTGTGAATTGATTTGATAGTTGATGCGCTTGGGAAAGGAAGTAAAGACTTGGTTCAGGTTTGTGATTTGCGGGTTGGAAATAAACGCAGCGAGCGTGTTTCTGACCCCTACGCGGCCCGCCATTACCTAATCCTGCGGTACTTATCGACCATGCTCAACGCCATGGAAATCTCTCCGCCATAACGAGCCGTTCCAGGGATGCTTCCTTGCGGCTGGGTTGTGATGTTCATGGTTAAAGAGTTGTCGCCACGGATCTTGATGAAAGCCGTGGTGATTAAAATACAGGCTTGCTTAATTGCGTTTGGCATATTGCCAATTGCAGCGCCCGCAGCATGTGTGAAAAGAAGCGGAGAGGCCAAAGTGAGTGTTGCGCTTCCATAAGTGTAAGACGAACTCACATAGACGGTTTCGCTGCTTGCGCCATCTGAGATGCGCAGCATTTCGCCAGGGATGATTCCAATTGGATCGGCCACAACGATCGTGGAAGCCCCAGCCGTTCCCGATACAACGGTTGTGTTGGCAAAGCCAGCCACATAGGTGTACTTAGTAAAGATCTGTTGGGACCCGCCAATTCCAGGGCCAAAAGCCAAAGGCCCCGCAGAGGAATAAGTGGTTGCCATCTGCGATAAAGGAATGAGAATCTGTTGCTCTTCAAACCAGCATTGAGAAGGATCAGGTACCGCCACTAAGTTGGTGGGAGAGCCGCCGTAGTAGAAACTCTCCAGCGAGATGATCGGGCTTTGATTTGGATGCAAAGCGATGTAGCCCATGTTGTTTAAGCGGACTCGCTGTGTTTCTGTGGCTCGGTTGGCCACCACATTTTGGTTCAGGTATTCATCCATGTAAGACGAAGCCCGAAGGATTACATTCTTGAGTTCGGCATCTTGAGCCGTTGCGTTGCCGCCAACTACCAGGTTGTCATAGTCAATCGAGGTGGGCGCGTTCTTGTATTCCTGAACGGTCAAATATGACTGCTCTGAGAAGGTGTCTGTTGTTACGCCCGTTGCCATTTATGAATTCCCATCCGTTGGAATACTGGAATTGTTATGCCCGCATCGTGAACACAATGCAAACCAACTCCCAAAGCCACATTCTACGCAAGTAAATCCTCGTTCGCCGTCTTTACTGTCATAAGGATTTAATGCCGCTTCAAAATAACCTTCAGCCTTCATTAACTTTGCGTGCTTGGCGTTGTCTACCGTGTAGATGCCGCTGCGATCGGGGCGGTAGGTTGAATTGCCAATAACTGTTTCTCTGACACCTTTATCAGGTGCTACCCATCTAGCCATGCTGCCTCCTTATTGAATAAAGGAAGGGTGCGCCCTTGAGAAACGCACCCTCCCTTCTATTCAGTTGTTAATTACGCGTTTACAATTCCTGAAACTGCGCCGTTCCATGCAGGAGCAGAGCAGAAGAATGTGCCACGGAAGTATGTTGAGAAGTCATAAGAGAACTGTGTTACTGGCCATTGAATGCCCATGTAATCCTGTACTAGGAAGTTCGCCCATACATCAGATACCTCTGTGTCAGGGATTGGAAGTGTGAATGAAAGGATTGGAGCAACGCCCTGGTTGAGCCATGGGTGAACCATGAGATCAACAGCCTTGCCTGTTACTTCATTCTGTAGGCCAGTTACGATTGAACCGTAAGTTGTGCCGTCTTCACCTGGGTTGTTGATAACCAAACGGTAGTTAGCGTTTGAGCCGCTCTTGATTGCATCAGAGAGTTGCTTACGATCGTTTCCGTTAAGTAGAACAAGGTCAGGATCAGCCTTTACATTCTGGTACATAGCCGCAAACGCAGTCTGGAATTCTCCACCTGGGTTTGAAGTGCTGAATGTTGAGTTGATTGCGTTGTTGAAACCTGTGTTAGGTCCAAGAACTGTTGCGAGGATACCGTCGTAACCTGTTGCGTAAGCAGATGTGTCTGCTGTTGCGCGAGATGCTGCGGCTCCTGTTGTTGTAAATGCGGCGTTGTTGCCTGTAACTGTTGCGTTAGCACCTTGAATTGTGAATGTACCAGTTCCCTTTAGAGTTCCTTGATACTTCAAGTTAGCCAAACCTGTTGTTGTTCCAACATAAATGTTGTAACCAAGTGCGCCAACTACGGGTGTTGAAACGATAACTGTTAGAACATCACCTGTTGCTACTGTTTCAGTTCCAATTGCAGAAGCAATTGACTCACCAAAACCGTTACCTGAAATACCTGCGTCAGCAGTTACGGCAACATAATAGGTTCCTGATGCAAGTGCAGTTTGTGAACCGCTTGCCGCTGGTGAACCAGTAACAACTGTTGGTGCTGAAAGTGCGCCAGAGTAACCTGATGCAGTTCCGCGAGCCATAAGCATCATGCGTTCTTCCATCAACATTGTTGCGTAAAGTGTTGATGTTGATGACAACTGGCGTAGATCTTGGTAACCAAGACCAGAGAAGTTAGCATCAAATGTAA